GAAGCTGATTTGATGCAGAACTACGAAGCAAAGTATCAGGAGGCATTGGGCCTTCTTAAACGTCTTGGCGATGGGCTTGACCGTCAAGATGCGTATCGTTCTGGTCAAGCTAGAATTCCGGTGACTTGATGTTTGATGCAACGACAGAACTGGGTCAGGTGTTTGTGCAGACGACTGACCATCGTGGACATACTGTGGAAGAGATTGCGGAGCGTGCGGCTAATCGCATTCTTCGTGTTGATTCAAAGGAAGCCCTGCACCATTGGTTGGTAAAGTATTTGCGTGAGGCACAAGAAGCTGAACGCCAAATGATTAGCAAAAAGTTGACACAACAGGGCTATTTGGAAATTGCTCAATTAATTGGAGACCTCTAATGGCTATTTCTCAAGCAATGGTGACATCGTTCAAGGTGGAAATCCTTGACGGTATTCATAATTTTGGTTCCGGCGTGATTCGTGCTTCGGCTGCTGCGGATGTGTTTAAGCTTGCGCTGTACACCTCGTCGGCTACGTTGAGCGCCACGACTACGGCGTACACGGTGACGGATGAAGTGTCTTCGTCTGGCACGAACTACACGGCTGGCGGGCTGACGCTGACGATCTCGCAGGTACCAACCTCAAGCGGCACTACGTCGTTCATTGACTTTGATGACCTGACGTTCCCGAGCGCCACGATCACGGCCAACGGTGCTTTGATCTATAACGCGACTCAGGGAGATAAGGCTGTTGCGGTGCTAGCGTTTGGCGGGGATAAGACCTCGACGGCGGGTAACTTCACTATCCAGTTCCCGGCTGCTGCGGCATCGACTGCGATCCTTCGTATCGCCTAATTTAGTTAGGCAAGGACCGTGGCAGGCGTCATTGTCGCCTTCAGCGGTTGGAACGCTTCTGGCGTAGGCTGGGGCGAGCAAGGTTGGGGCGAAGGTGTAGGTAACCTTACTGCGACAAGTGCGGTAGGAACTGTCACGCTTTCTACTGATCAAGTTATTGTCGTAACCGGACTGGCAGCGACGGGGGAAATTGGGACTGTATTTGTCGTTACGGATCAAATCCTTGCCGTTATCGGTGTTGCAAGCACGGGGCAGATTGGTGATGTAACTGTAGATACCACGCAGTACGTACCGGTTACGGGCGTTGAGGCTATAGGAGAATTAGGCGACGAAGTGATCGTTGCCACGGCGGTTGTCATAGAAGACAGCGTTACCGGTACTGGGCAGCTTGGCACTGTAACTATATTCATTTCTGCTGGTGCGCTGGTTACTAGCGTAACGGGTACAGGTCAGATTGGTACGGTATCCGTTGCAGCAGATGCTTCGTTTGCAGTAACAGGTATAGCGGGCACCGGGGAACTTGGTGACGAGATTATCGTTGCCACGGCAGTGGTTGTTGAGGATGGGGTCGAAGGTACTGGAGAAATCGGTACCGTCTCTTTTATTCTTGATTGCAAATTTCCGGTTACGGGCGTTGCAGGCACCGGACAACTTGGTACGGTTGAGCAGAAATCTGAGTATCTTGTCACAGGGGTATCTGCAACAGGTCAGGTTGGTACAGTTACAACCGAGGTCGCGTATCTTGTGACAGGAGTATCTGCAACGGGTAATATCGGTTCCCAATCGCCCGCAGTTAATGTCTGGGGTTTGATTAACACAAATCAGAACGCGAACTGGACACAAATCGCGGCGTGAGGTACGTAAATGGCAAGCACATTCAGCACTAATCTGGCCCTTGAACTGATCGGTACAGGCGATCAGGCGGGATCGTGGGGCAATACCACAAATACTAACCTTGGAACCCTGATTGAACAGGCGATTTCGGGTTACGTCACGCAGGCCATGACGACGGGTAATACAACCTCCATCACGATTCCAGATGGAGCCACGGGTGTTGCTCGTAACATGTATCTTGAATTGACGGGTACGGGCGGCACTAACACGGTGCTTGCGGTTCCCTCAAACAAAAAACTTTACTTTGTCTTTAACAACACGACTGGTGCAGTGACCATAAAGGTTGGTGCGGGCACAGGCGTATCTCTTGCTGCGACTGAGAAGAAAATTCTAGTCAGTAACGGCACAGACGTTGTTGAAGCCACGACTTATCTGACGGCGGTTGGCGGTAGTCTGAACCTGTCTACTTTGACTGCGACTAGTGCCAACATCACTACAATGTCTGGCACGACTGCTACATATACGTCGGCTACTGTCTCAAACCTCAGTTCGACTTCAGCCAATATCAGCACGCTGACAGGCACCAACTGGTCAGCCACAAGTTTGACGTTGACGAACGCGCTTACTAGAGCGCAAGGTGGTACGGGACTTTCAACCACGCCGACGAACGGGCAGGTCCTGATCGGCAACGGCTCTGGCTACACCCTGTCTACGATTACGGCAGGGTCGGGAATCATTGTCACCAACGCAACGGGCAGTATTTCAATCTCTGCTTCGGCTTCTGGCGGCGGTCTTCCGACGATGAATGTCGTGACGGGAACTACTCAAGCAGCGGTAGCTAGTAACCAGTATGTATTAACCAACGCAGCGACAACTACGGTAACTTTGCCTGCTTCACCTGCTGCTGGAGATACGGTTTATATAACGGTATTAAATAGATTGACTACGAATGTTGTAGCACGTAACGGGCAAAATATTCAGGGACTCGCTGAAAATTTAACTCTGGATGCCCCTTACGCATCAGCACAACTTCGCTATTCTGACGCAACTAGAGGATGGGTTTTAACATGAGCGTTTATTCACAATTCAACACGATGCCGACTAACCCTCGTGCAGTGCAAGTTATTACCTCTACACAAAACTGGACTCCTCCCGCATCAGGCTGGGTCAATTTTGTTGCCATAGGCGCTGGCGGTGGCGGTACTGGTGGGTACGAGCTATATGACAATTCCGGAATGCACAGCAGTAGTTCAGCCGGTAGAGGTGGCGCTGCTGGCGGGCTTGCTATCAAATCGATTTATGTAACTAAAGGGCAGTCTTATACGATCACCATAGGCGCTGGTGGCGCTGGCGCGACGAACGGAAATAATGCTACTACTGGTGGAGCTACTACCATAGTGGGTCCCGGTATCAGTCTGACAGTTACTGGCGGGGCCGGAGCTAATAAAAACGTTGCCTCTGTTGGTGGCACCGTAGTAAATACAGCAAACGCCACTTACGATTTTTATGCACAAGGTGGTGGCGCAAATAGTTATGGCGGAGGCGCTGTAGCAATTTATGGAAATACTGTATTTGCCACTTCTAATGGTGCACAGGGTGCAGGCGCAGGGAGTCCATTAGGTTACGGGTTCCCGGTTGCATTAGGACCTAATGCTACACCTAAAATTCCTGCGGTGTCTTCCGAAGGTGGATTAGTACCGGCTGCTGGTACCGCCGCTCAATCCGCCGCAAATTCTGGCGGCGCAGGAGTAGGTAACTCCGCAACCAGTAATAATTATTTTATTACTCAATCATCTGGTTCTGGAGCATTCGCTGGTGGATCTCAAGCTAATGCCGCGGGATATTTTTATGTCTATGGTGCCGTTGCAGTTGCACGCGGCGGTGTTGCGGGTACTGGAGCCGGCGGCGCCGGCCCTTATTCATATGTCCAAACAGATTATCCTAGTTATTTCGCCGGTCCGTCTTCTGAAGGTAGCGCCGGCGGCGCTGGATGCGTAATTGTGGAGATCCTCTAATGGAGAACGTATACGAAGTTTTTTCAACTAGTGGCGTATCTCTCGGGGTAATCGTTGCCACAGAAGAAGTGGTGAATGTTAAATATCCGGGGCGATACGTTTTTATTCGGGAAAATAATGCTATCCCCCCTGTAATAGTTAGTCAGGAATTTAAAAAACGGTTTACAGAAACGGAACTTACTACCCTGACTAATTTCGTTGCTGCGACTCAAAAAACATGTCTTAAAAATCTTTTAACGATACTTGATACCGTTGACGTAAAGTATGTCTTTGGAAACGCCCCTGCTGACAAAGATAAAGCGGCAGCGATTGCAGCAAACATACTTACTGCGGAGCGAGCCGACATTGTATTTAGTACGCATGTAACCCCCGCTGAATCGCCATTTTACTAATAGGTGCTGCCATGATGACAATGATCAGCACCTTCTTGTCCTTCCTTGCGGGTGGCCTGCCAAAGATCTTGTCAATCTTCCAAGACCGGCAGGATAAAAAGCACGAGTTGGCTCTTGTTGCCGCCCAGAAGGAGCGTGAGTTGGCGTTAGCCGAGAAAGGCTTTATCGCGCAAGCACGGGTAGAGGAAATCAAACTGGAGCAGATCCAAACCCAAACCGCAGGCGAGGAACGTCAGGCGCTCTACGAACACGATGTCAAGATTGGCGAAGGCGCATCGCAGTGGATGATTAACCTACGCGCCTCGGTGCGCCCGGTGGTGACCTACATCTTTGTGTTGGAGTTGGTCGCGCTGAATGTGGCTGGTGTTTGGTACGCCTACACGACGGGCATCCCGTTTGCGATTGCGATGGAGAATGTATTCTCGGATGACGAGATGTTAATTCTGTCCTCAATTATCGCCTTTTGGTTCGGGACGCAGGCTTTTGGCAAGAAGTGAAAGTCAGCCCTGCCGCCATCCAAATGATCAAGCACCACGAAGGGGTGAGGACTAAGCCTTACCGCTGTCCGGCGCTGCTTTGGACGGTGGGCGTGGGCCATGTTATCGATCCGACTCATGCAACGGTGAAGTATGAGGAGCGTCGCAATCTACCGATACCCCAAGGCTGGGATCGCGTCCTTACGATGGGAGAGGTGGATACTATTCTTGCTGAAGACCTTGGCCGGTTTGAGCGTGGTGTTCTTCGACTTTGCCCTGCTGCTACTGGCCGTCAAGGAATCTTCGATGCTCTCGTATCTTTTTCGTTTAATGTCGGACTAGGTAATCTCCAGAGATCCTCTCTGCGGATGAAGACCAACCGGGGCGAACTGGAAGACGCAGCGGACGAGTTTCTCAAATGGACCAAGGCAGGTGGTAGAGTACTGCCGGGATTAGTCAAACGCCGTAATGATGAACGTGCGTTGTATCTGTCAGGAGTTGCCTAGATGCCCTTACAGAAACTGGAACTGCGCCCCGGCGTAAACCGCGAGTCTACTTCGTATGCTAACGAGGGCGGCTTCTTCGCGGGCGACAAAATTCGGTTCCGATCTGGGTACGCTGAGAAAATTGGCGGCTGGCAGAGTATTAATGTAGGAGGCAGCACATTTAAAGGCGCGTGCCGGATGCTGTGGAACTGGATCACGACCGTGGGCCAGAATCTTCTTGGCGTTGCGACCAATCAAAAGGTTTACGTAGAACTGGGCGGTACTTACCACGACATCACGCCACTTGGAAATTCTCTTACCCTTTCTCAAGATCCTTTTTCAACTACTTCCGGCAGTCGTCTTGTCACGGTGACTGCCACAGGGCATCTTTCCAGTATCGGCACTTATGTAAACTTTTCTGGTGCAACGGCGGTAGCCAGTCTGACCATTAGCGGCGATTACGAAATTCAATCTATACCTACCGCTAACACGTTTACGTTTTATGCCGATAGCAATGCGGGATCAACGACCACGGGTGGTGGTTCACTTGTAATAGCCAAGTTTGATATCGATGCGGGTCTTGCTACATACACGCCGTACGTGGGCTGGGGCGGGCCTCCGTGGGGATCAGGGGGTTGGGGTTCTGTCACGGGCGTCGGTATACCGATGCGACTTTGGTCTATGTTCAATTACGGGGACGATCTTGTTTTTGCACAGCGCGAAGGCGAGATTTATTTCTGGACGTTAAATACGTCTACGTGGCCCCGTGCTGTGACGCTGGAAGAAAAAACCAACACTGAAATTAAGACGATCACAACGGCTACGGCAGCATCTGGGGCAGTTTCAATTGTTGTAGCAGATGCAACTGGTATCAATACAGGCTCAGTTGTTTCTGGTAGCGGGATCATTTCCGGCTCATATGTAACAACTGCATGGACAGGTGGACAGACAATTACAATTTCTGCGGCTACTACGTCTTCCCTTACTGCTACGGCGGTGTCGTTTAGCTATGCGGGTCGGCATGTACCTAATGAAGTCAACTTCATTATTGATTCGCCTGTTAATGATTTTGTTATTACGTGCGGTTCTACGCCATACGATCCAACAAATTTTACCACGGCATTTAATCCGCTTCTTGTGCGTTGGTCGGATCAAAGTAATATTTACGAATTTGTGCCGGAAGTTACAAATCAGTCGGGCGAACAAACTTTATCGCACGGTTCTTACATCGTGACGGCTGTTAATACTCGTCAGGAAATCTTGATTTGGACGGATACCGCGATCTTTTCGATGCAGTACGTTGGTCCGCCATTTGTGTGGTCGTTTAGTCTTTTGGATCAAGACGTATCAATAGCGTCTCCAAACTCTATGCTGACCGTGAACAATGTGGTCTATTGGATGGGCCGTGATAAGTTCTTTATGTATTCCGGTCGCGTTGAAACGCTGCCTTGTACCTTGCGTCAGTTTGTTTTTAACGATATTAATTACGATCAGCTTGATCAAGTCGTGGCGGGAGCCAATGAAGGCTTCAACGAAATTTGGTGGTTCTACCCATCCGCTAATAGTACAGTTAATGACCGATATGTGATCTACAACTATCTTGAGCGCATCTGGTATTACGGCAATATCAACCGTTCGTTCTGGTCAGAGCATTCACAACGTAACTATCCGATTGCAGCGTTCAGTCTTCAAACAGGCTACCTTGCTTCGGCAATCAACTCGACCATTACTACTATTGCACTCACGGATGCGCTCTCATATCCGTCATCTGGCACGATCCAGATTGACTCGGAAAAAATTACGTATGCAGCTAAAACCAACAATACGTTGACGGGCTGCGTCCGTGGAGTAGACGGTACAACTGCGGCTTCGCATGATCAGTACGCTTTTGCTTCGTACTATGTCCCCAATCAAGCCATGCTGCATGAAGTGGGTAACGATGATGCGTCGGTTAGTCCGTCGCTGCCTATTGAAGCTTTTATTGAAACATCTGACTTTGATATTCAAGACGGTCAAAGTTTTGGCTACGTCTGGCGCATGTTGCCTGACCTTAACTTTACGGGATCTTCAGCATCCAGCCCAACGGTTACTTTGACAGTCAAGCCAAGGCAGAACTCAGGCAGTAACTACACCACGGCAGACCAACCGACCGTAACGCGCACCTCAGTGATTCCGATTCAGCAATACACGGGTCAGGTCTACACGCGGGTTCGTGGCCGTCAGATGGCGTTCCGTGTGGACTCGACCGCGCTGGGTGTTGCGTGGCAAATGGGCATGATGCGTATTGATGTCCGACCGGATGGGCGTCGATAATGGCAGATAATATCGCCTCACCGAACTTGCCCATATCCCCAGCTACATGGGACCAGCGGTTTCAGGATCAGTTTGCCAACGTTTTACGTTTGTTCTTCACACGCTTAACCAACAAGGTTAATGCGCCAATTCCCCACGCTTCATATTACGACACGACCACCCAGACGAACCCGGTAGCCAACACGGTCAATCTTTTTACGTATAACTCAGTAGAGTCTGAATACCAAGTTACTCGCGGCGTGCCTACGTCCAAGATTTTCTTTACTAACACCGGGCTGTATAACATTCAGTTTTCGGCGCAGTTGGACAAGACGGGTGGTGGCAAGGACAGTATTTTTATCTGGCCCCGCATTAATGGGGTCAACGTGCCAGACAGCGCGACCAAGGTCGTGATCCAAGGCTCTACGGATGAAGTCGTAGCCGCGTGGAACTTCTTGTTGGTATTAAAAGCCGGGGATTATTTTGAGTTGGCTTGGCAATCTAACGATACAGATCTCGTCATTTTAGCCCAGAGCGCAGCCAGCAATTACCCCGGCATCCCGTCCATCATTTTGACAGCCACGTGGGTGTCGAATGACGAGGCAAACACATGATACGATTTAAATATCTTTTCCCCGTGGGGGGTTTATGAACCAGTATCCGATGCAGGGTGTCGCTTCTCTTGTAGCCGCGCAGGGTCGCGGCGGAGATAGCACTCTTGTCCATATGACGCCCGACGAAGTGCGAAGCCTTCAGGCACTAGCACGGTCACGTGGAATGGAATTGCCGATCAATCCTGAAACGGGTTATCCCGAGGCAAACTTTCTTTCTAATTTTTTGAGGTCTATAGGCAGAGGTATAAGTACTGTTGCTACCACTGCCCTCCAAAACCCCCTAACTACGTCCCTAATAACCGGCGCAGCCTACGGCGCTATTAAGGGCGATTTGCAGAAGGGTCTTGATGCGGGCATGAAAGCCTACGCCGGAACCAGAATTCTGGGCGGGATTACTTCTGCTATGGGTCAAGGGGTGGGTAAAACGACGGCGACTAAATCTCCAACGCCTGATGAGTTGGCGCGGATGTCTGACGAAGATGTTTTAACCAATACCGTCTACGGGGGGTTGCCTGCTGCTGCGATTGGTAAACCTCAAACTACTGTGCGCTCACCCAGCGGCATCGAAAATGCTTTACGAAACATACTGGGCGGCGGTCAGTCGGGTACTGCACAGCAAGGGCAGCAAAGGCAAGGAGGACTGTTCCGGTCAGGCGACCCGATATGGGACGCCATAATGATGTATGCGGCTAAGAAAGCAGAACAAAAAATAACGGGTCAACGACCGGGTATTCCGACTCCGCAACCAACGCAGTATCGAAACGTGCAGTTTTCACGTGGGCAAGTCAACCCTCGCTTTGGTGAACCGGGTCAGCCGTACTTTATCGGTGGGGGTTATACCGATCAGGGCTACACCACGCAGTATCCGGGCTATACGCAGAACCCTGCTGCTACTCCGCAGGGCCAACAGGGACAGGCTCCACCCGGTCAGCCACCACCTAACATACCCAGTCCAAGAAGAACTGAACCGTTAGAGTTTTATCGTCCGCGTCCAACTGAATCGGGCTATTCGATGGCCGGGGGCGGTATTGTGCCGCGTCCAAATCCTAATTTCCCGATGTCGCGGGTGCGAGACAACGGCTATGAAGTTCCTGTCGATACTTATACTGGCGAGGAAACTTTTGCGGAAGGCGGTGTAACAGACACCGAAGAAGAAAGGAGGCGTAAGTATTACGAGGATCTGCGCCCTTTCGCTCCCGCCCTGACTGACTGGTACCGTGGCCTTCCCGCCACGGAGAATACCGCTGATCAGGGCGACACTTCTTCTTTAAGGGAAATCGATCCGCTCACAGGTCTTACTCAACCCACGCCTCGCGGTGTAGGTACAGGTATTGCCTCTCTTAAACCTTACGATAAAAACCTTGCTGAATGGTATAGATCGCTTTTGAACCCACCGATTGGCAGATCGCCAGTCGATATGGGGAATTACTACGACACTTCTGGGATTCGCGGAGAAACTCAATACGGTCCCGTAGTTAAATACCCAGAAGTTGTCCCGCCTCCTCCACCTCCCCCGCCGCCCCCGCCACCGCCTAAACCACGATGTCCGGCAGGTACTGCTCGTGCGGGTGAGGAATATGACCCAATAGATTTTTTAACAGGTCAAGACCCGTGCGGAGCAATTAAATGCCCAGATGGTTCGGCACCGGATTCCGCAGGCAATTGCATCAAAAAATGCGCGGATGGTTCATTACCCGATGCTAACGGGAATTGCGTTAAAAAATGCCCGGACGGATCTATTCCAGACGCTAGGTACGGCTGCGATAAACCCGTATTGTGCGGAGACGGATCGCTTCCAGATCCAGTAACGGGCAAGTGTCCTGTTAGAAAATGCCCAGACGGATCAGATCCTGATCCTGAGTACGGTTGTGACCGTGGGCGACGTTGTGACGATGGCTCACTCCCGGATGCAAACGGATTCTGTCCGGAAGACTTGTGCCCAGACGGTAAGCCCAAGGATCCTGTCCTAGGCTGTGATAGGCCGAAACGGTGTAATGACGGTTCACTCCCGGATGCAAACGGATTCTGTCCGGAAGACTTGTGCCCAGACGGTAAGCCCAAGGATCCTGTCCTAGGCTGTGATAGGCCGAAACGGTGTAATGACGGTTCACTCCCGGATGCAAACGGATTCTGTCCGGAAGACTTATGTCCAGACGGTAAACCCAAAGATCCCGTCTTAGGTTGCGATAGACCAAGACGTTGTAATGACGGCTCGCTGCCAAACGCAAACGGCGAATGTCCTGAAGATAATCTTTGCGCTGATGGCAAGCCTAAAGATCCGGTTTACGGCTGTGACAGACCAAAACTATGTGACGATGGTTCGCTACCGGATGCTAACGGGAACTGTCCCTCAACCCGTAAATGCCCAGACGGATCAGATCCTGATCCTGTCTATGGTTGTGACAAAAGAGAAAGATGCGAAGACGGATCTCTTCCTGATCCTGTTTTTGGTTGCAACAAATTTAAACTTTGTTCTAACGGAAAACTTCCAGATAAAAACGGATTTTGCGACGGAGACAAGTGCCCAGACGGATCTAAACCTGATCCTGATTTAGGCTGTCAAAAGAAAGACAACAAGTGTCCAGACGGATCAGATCCTGATCCTGTCTATGGTTGCGATAAAAAACCAGAAAAGTGTCCAGACGGGTCGCCTCGTGATCCTGTTTGGGGCTGCATGAAAGCCAGAACTTGCGACGATGGTTCTGCTCCTAACGCGCTTGGGGAATGCCCTGAAGATAAATGTCCAGATGGCTTGCCTAAAGATAAAAACGGTAAGTGCCCAGAAAATAGAAAATGTTCTGACGGATCTACCCCAGATCCTGATTACGGCTGCACTAAGCCAAGAATCTGTGCGGACGGTAATGTTGCTGACTACACCAAGTCTCCGACAGGGTTCTGTCTTGAAGACATAACCGACGTTGTTAAAAAATGTCCTGACGGTAAGGAGCCTAACGAAGAAGGCATCTGCGGAAATGGCAGATGTGCGGACGGTTCTAAACCAGTTGAATCCTACGGATGTAACAAACCAGAAGGTTCAAACACCTGCGCGCAGGAAATGGGTCCTGACGGCGAGGATATGATCCGTGACCCGATTACGGGCAAGTGCAGATATCCGACTGGCAAACCGCCAAAACCTAAATGTCCAGATGGTACTGAACCACATCCAATTTTTGGTTGCGATGATTTTACGTTGTGTCCGCAAGGAACAAGAGAGAACGTTTACTTAAAAATGTTGGGGCTTAAATGGCCTCTCTACTGCGTTCCAATTATCGACATTCAAGTAAAAAGGTGTGTTGACGGAAGTAAAGCCACTGATCATCCAAATAACACATGCCCCGAAGATAGCCCACCACCTCCGAGCAGGTCTCGTGCGCCTAAGACTGCTAGTGGGTCGTGTCCTCCGGGGTACATGCCGGACTTTAAAGGTTATGAAGCCGATGGCGTGACTCCAATTTACGCGGAAGATTGCATCAATATTCCCGAAGGCGGTGACGGTGATGGTGGCGGCGGGGGCGGGGGCGGTGGCGGCGGTGGGACTAGATATATGCCGCAGTGTAGCTTTGGTACTTACTACGATTGGGTCCAAGATCGTTGTGTAGGATGGTGGGAGGACACGCCGGGTCCGAGAGAAGGACAGGTATTCTGTGGGTACACAGATAGAGGAGTCCCAATCTACGCATCAAGCGCAGATCGATGTCCAAGGGCCTATGACGAAAAAGGCGCAGCAGCAGGAGGCTATGTGAAAAAAGGTAAGATTAAAAAGAAGAAGTATCAGGCGGGCGGTATTGCCTCTCTGACCCGTGACCCACGTATGGGTGCCGCTGTGAACCCGGCTGACGGGTATAACTTCGGGTTTGCCGGAGGCGGCATGGCCGCGATGCCTGAGTACCGTGCAGGTGGTAAACTCCTGCGAGGCGAAGGAGACGGTATGTCTGATGACATCCCTGCCGTAATTCGTGGTAAAGGTGTCCAGAGGGCGGCTCTGGCAGACGGGGAGTTTGTGATCCCTGCCGATGTGGTATCGCACCTTGGTAATGGCTCGACCGAAGCCGGTGCAAAGAAGTTGTATAAGATGATGGCGCAGATTCGCGCAGCGCGGACGGGTAGGAAAAAGCAGGCTCCCCGCGTTAATGCCGATAAATACCTGCCCCGTTAATGGAGGCTATTTAAATGTCTACTCCAACTCCCACCAAAACAGAAACAGTCACATCCAACATCCCAGAGTGGGCTAAACAGTACGCCACTGACTTACTGGGATTTGGCGCGTCGTTAACGTTCCCAAAACAGAAACTTGACCCTAAAACTAGACAGCCTCTGTTCACAACCGATCCGACCACTGGTAAACAAGTCCCCGTTCTTGAATCCGGCTTCCAGCCATACGGTCGTGAACTTGTTGCCGGGGAAAGTCCGCTTCAAACGCAGGCGTACAAAGATCTTTCACGTATGCAGGTTTCTCCCCAGACGGCTCAGGCTACTGGATTTACGGGACTTGCTGCGCTTCAAGCACAGAACTTGGCGCAATACGACCCACTTCAGCAAAGAAATTTTTACCGATCTCCGTTTGAACCTAGCCGTCGTCCGGGCGCTCCTGCTCCTTTGCAGCAGTACATGTCGCCCTACATGCAGAATGTAGTTGAAGAGCAAAAGCGGCAGGCAATTGCGGACTATAGTCGTCAGATTCCCGGTATGCGGGCTACCGCTGCCCGGTCTGGTGCCTTGGGCGGTACTCGTCAGGCTTTGGTGGAGTCTGAGGCTAGACGCAATCTAGGCGAACAACTTGGCACAATCCAAGCAACTGGGCTTCAGAACGCCTATCAGCAAGCCGCACAACAGGCTGCACAAGACGCGCAACTTCGCGCTCAGTATGGGTTCTCTGGTGCTCAGTTGGGCGAGCAGTCTCGCCAGTTTGGTGCGGGCCTTGGGTTGCAGGGGCTTCAGCAGCAATTGGCTGCGGCGAGTCAGTTAGGCACTCTTGGTCAGCAGCAGTATCAACAGTCAGCCGGTATTCTCGGCGCTCAACTAGGCGCGGGAGCGCAGCAGCAGGCACTGAAGCAGAAGATGTTGGAGTCGAATTATCAACGCTTCATTGACGAGATGACTTATCCGTACAAGCAGTTGGAGTTCATGTCCAACTTGCTGCGTGGTACGCCCTCGTCGGCAGAAACTAGAAACATATATACGCAGGCACCTAGCACACTTGCCCAGATCTCTGGTTTGACCGGTGGTGTTGGTGGTTTGTTTGGATCTTTCGGGAGTTAAACCATGATTGGCCCGGTTAGCGAAACAGGACAAGCTATGCTCGCTTCGCTCCAAGGAGCGATGTCCAAAGGTATGCCTGTTGATCAGGCTATTCAATATGTAAAAAGTCAGGCTGCAACCGGTGTAGCCCCGCTTGTGGATCTGTACGCGCTACTCAAACAGTTTGAGAGACTTAAGCAACCCCCTGTCCAACCTTTGATGGGCGACAATTTAAAGCAGCAATTAAACAATCTTGAGTCGGGTATTGTTGGTGCGCGTGGTGGACGCGGAGGAACACTTGGGTACGGTGGTCCAACAAGTTACTCCGGCGAAATGCAAGACCCAATGCAAGATCCGATGAATCGTGGTCTTGGGGGAATTAATGCAGGTAGGATGGAGGACCCGCAAGGGTTCAACATGGGCGGTATTGTGACATTTGCGGAAGGCGGGCAACCTGAAAAACCTAAATCCATTACGCCTGAACTTTATACGTTGCCTAAATCTCTTGAAGATTTAGCACGGCAGGCCGCAGCAGAAGAGGCTGCACTTAAAACACCAGAAGGTCGTGCGGCGTTCTTGGCTCAACGCGATGCCGAGATGAAAGAAGCAGGGCTTGGCAAATACGCTAAATCTATTGAGTTGCGCGACAAGATGGCTGAAGACGCAGCCAAGCGTGCTGATTTGCTGCCCGGTGAAGAGGCTGCACTTAACGAGCAGGAGTACTGGGACGCTGTTGCCGCTACGGATCAGCCAGATCTTATCTCTGCTATGGCAAAGGCTAAGGCAGGTACGACGGCACGCAAACGCGCCAGTATTCAGAGAGTCAACGCTGCTAAAGATAAGGCAGCGGAAGAGAGAGCCTTGCGTCAGGAAGCCCGCGAAGCATTGGCTCGCGGTGATGTGGAGGCTTTCAAAGCCAAGAAAGAAGCGGCAGAAACTCTCAAGAAGACTTCTGTTAAAGATTACGTCACTGAAGTTGAGGCGGACAAGGATGCAAAACTTGCCGCACAAAGAGCACAAGAATTGGCAAGGGTTAATAAAGGCGAAAGCGATGTCATTCTGGGTCAACTGAGAAGAACGCCAGAAACGATAAACGGTCAGCCCAACCCAGAGTTCGCCAGACTAACTCGGCTTTACAATATTGCCAAAGGTGCTGGTAAAAGCACTAGCGGAAGAGATTATCAAACCGTCAAGTCGCAGTGGATTCAAGCAGGCAAATCATTGAAAGCGGCTCAAGAAAATTATAACTACGACGATAGTGAAGAGAACAGAGCCGCCTTACAAGAAGCGCAGACCTTGTACGATTATTGGAATCGTCAGTTTTTAGACTTTGGTAATGTTGAAGGAATGCCTTCAGAATTTGGGGGTTCTACGGAATTACCTGCTGGCTTTCAACTCGATAAATAATAAGTTCTAACATGGCAGTTCAAACCGCTACCAATCCGCAAACGGGTGAGCGAGTTGCTCTCATTAATGGACGTTGGGTTCCGTATACCCAGTCGGCTACCAATCCTAAAACCGGGGACAAAGCCTTTTTAGTAAACGGTCAGTGGTTTACCGCAGGTGTTTCAGTACCAGCGCCGACTCCTCCTAAAGAAGAATCTGGATTTTTTAGACAACTGGCTGACGTTCCCGTTCAGTTTGCTAGCGGCGCTACAACAGGTGTTAGATTAATTAGTGATTTTTTTGGTGCGGATAATCCTGTATCTCAAAATATACGTGAGGTAGAAGGTTGGTTAGATAGTTTATTAAGCGCTGAAGCCAAAAAAGATCAGCAAGAAATCGCTCGTATATTAAAAGAAGCCGAAGATAAAGGCGTTCTTGAACAAATTAAAGCCGGTCTTGAGGCGTTTGCAACGGCTCCTGTAGACACAATAGCCAAGGCTGCGGGTACAGTTGCGCCAATTATTCTTGCTACGCGGGCTAGATTTTTGCTTGCTCCTATGACTACGGCTCGAACTTTGCTCACCCTTGGCGGTATGATGGGTGCTGGCACCATTAAAAGTTCAATTTACGATGCTACGTATCAAGTGCTTCGTGAACAGGGCGTTAGCGATGCAGAGGCTAAAAAACGTGCCGCTGAAGCACAGGCTTATAACGGAGAGAATTTAGATCAGATCGTCATAGGCGCAGGTATTGGTGCCGCTGCCGGTAGATTCGGTGTTGAACCCGCTGTAGCCAAACAGATTGCCGCAGAAATTAGTAAGAGGGCAATTGCTAAAACAGCCGCCGCAGAAGCCGGTACTGAGTTTGGTCAAGCGTTCCAAGAACAAGTTGCTCAAAATCTTGCTCTGCAAAGACAAGGGTATGACGTTCCTTTACTTAGAGGCGCGATTAGTGCAGGTACACTAGAAGCCGTAGCCGGTGCTGGCCTTGGCGCAGGCGCTGAATTTGCAAGACGCGGTGAAGAGCCTACTACGGAAGCCCCGCCGCCTCCGGCTGCACCTACTACAACCGCAGGAGTAACGCCGCCCGTTACGCCACCGCCCCCCGCAGAACTTACCGTTGATGATCTTTTGGACGCGCCGCCTAAAGTCTTGGCAGAGAATGCGCCAGAGGATATGCGCTATAAACCTAGCACTCTCACTGAAGATCAAATTTACGATGAGATCGATAAGATAGAGCAGACGCAAGAAGACTTGGCAGATTTGCTCGTAGATGATGAGCGTCTTGCTTCGCAGGCTGCACTTGCAAAGATACCGATTGAACTCTATAAAGCAAACGTCACTGAACAATTTGACAGGAACGCAACCCAGTTAGACATATTTGATAAGCATTTAAGTGGCAAATTACCGCCAGTTAAATTAACTATTACGCCAGAACAGATTGCAGCGGCGGGGGTTTCTCCTGACGTTGCGAAAGCACTTAATGTTCAACCAACTGTCACTCCTACTACCCCAACAGCGCAAGGTGTCCCTGATGCAACCGCAGCCGCAACACCGCCAATTACTCAGCCAACTGTCAGTGCAACAGTTGGAGGAGGCGCTCCTCTGCCTCCATCAGGACCTGCCACCGCAGGACTCGTACCTGCGGAATCTGGCGTGGCAGGATTGGAACCTCCTGCACGAGTTGCTGATAATGTTGTTCGTAGAGAAGAGGGAGTCCAACCTGCATTAGAAACTGCACCTGCTCCAACCGTTGCCGCCGCTGTCTCCGAAATTCCGACGCTGCGTGAAGATGCGACTGATGCTGAAGTCAAAGCGTACTACGAGGCAATGCGGGCGCGAGATGAAGCACTAGGCATAGGCAAGCCAAAGCGCCGTAGAGATATAAAAGCGCAGGAGGAAACTGAATTTGAACAGCGCGGGGTAAGTGGACCTACAACCTCTGCATCAGAAGAGTTTTCTCCAATTCGTTTTGCTAAAGTAAGAACTGATAAGGGCATCCGCGTTATAGAGGTTGAGAAAGAGCGACCTGACGGAACGGTTATCGGGCGTAGAGTAAATCCCAAAGATGGATCTCGTTGGTTTGATCCTTCCGTTGAAAAGGAAGGTATAGATCGCCAAGAGATGGTGGTAGCCTCCAAAAAGAACGTTTTGCAAGAACTCCGGCAGAGTCTTTACTACGGGGATTTACGTCCGATTGATACGGCTAAAAGTTTTGAACAACGCAAATCCGCTAAACCTAAAGAAAAAGAAGAAGAAGCCTATGACAACTCTGTGCTTTACAGCACTCAGATGTATGAGGTTAAT